CCGGTGTCCATCATGTTCTCCTTTTATACCGTCGAGCGTTGCAAGAGACGGTGACTTCCTTATGCAGGTCGTGGTTGTGTCGTAGAAATGTTGAGTCTCCGGTAGCATCTACCATTGCGAACCCATGCCGCTTTAACCTGCGGCTGGTATCCTGGGAGCATCTCATGCAGCCTCACTTCCTCCTGAACTTCACGAGACCTCACGTTGATCTCAGCGACATAGGTTTCCCAATAGTCGCGCCAGTCTTTGGGTGCGTCAGAAGCGAAGGGCACATAAAGTGGTGCTAGCTCCGTCAGATTGTCAAAGTAGTGTTCCACGGCCAGCTGTTCTGACACAGTCAGGCCATAGAGCTCTTCGACGAGCAATCTTGTGTTTGTTGGGGGTTCGATCCAGGGTATTTCTCCATTACGCTGTTCCAATTTCTCTCTCTCCCACCAGTCCAACTGTTTTTCATACCATGTAGTGTCGGCACCGGCGGTGAGTCTTAAGTAGGCACGTGCAGCGTGTGCTATTATGGGACATCCCGGATATTGATAGGCAGCAGATAGCGCTTTTGATCGTAACAGTCCTCGCATCTTTGTTGTACGGACTCCAGCGTATTTGGACGAGGTCCAACCCATCGCGACAAGCATCTTTCGCGGATTGGTCACATTGACACAATCGTCTGGGTCGAACACCAAGCCGCAAAAACTGGCCGTAGTGAGTTTATCGTGGACTTCGAGTTTGATTTTTAATCCTAGCGCCTCGAATTGTTCTGCTGTGGGAGGTACGCCTGTCATTGTGAAAAGGCCGTCGTCTCCTTCGACGACCCCGCGTACGTGTTTATTGCCATTCTCCTCGGCGATGAAAAGCATGAACATCAAATTTGAAAATGAGTTGCCGAGTGAGGTGCACATCTCGCCGGACATGCGTGTGGCCTTGAGACCAACCTTAAAATCTTTAAATTTGCAAACGTTCTCTGAAACCAAAATAACCAACCATGCGAGTATCTCTTTTTGTTCGTTTAAGTGCTGAATCATGTAGCTGTAAAGCAACATCTCGCAATCCTGCATCATGTCCTTTGTGAATAATGCCTCAAATGAAGTGTAATCAGTAGCCACGGCTTTGGAAACCCCTTCCATTACCGTCTTGATATAGGCGGGTCGATCCGCCACTGGTACCTTCTTTATAAACCAAGGAAGTTTGAATAGCTCCGACTCTATGAGCTTGAAAATTGGCCCGGATTTGCATTTGAACCAGTCATGTCGCGCATTAATAAGACGAGGAAATTTGTATTCCCCATAACACTCGTCTTTTGGAAAAGAATTGCATCGCTTTAGGAAGAACTGAGAGTAGTCATAGTCCGCATCGGGACCGAACATCTCCCAGCATTCCCGCAGCTCTTGCTTGCGCCATTCTGGATAATTTGTTTTTTGGAGCCATGAGTCGAAACTCGTATCTACATCGGGACTCAAGGGCAAGAGGTTCTTTTTGAGCCACCTCTCCACGAATCTCCGAAACCGGCGACGAAGCCGCCCGTTGGGCACGGGCGGGTTGTAGCCGAACCTTTTTGCCACCCCCTCCTGATTGAATCGCCTATCCTTGGGATTAGCGTGCGGCAGAGCCTCGCCCACGACGGTCGGTCCGGTGGAAACCAGGACGACAGGCGTCTTAGTTCCCTCGTAACGAAGGTCTGGATCCTCTGAAATTTCGAGAGAATCCTTAACGTCGGGAAGCGGGGTCGTGATCTTCTGCCCCAAACCATAGCCATAGGCAACCAACCGGTTCAGCGTTTGAGGGGGTGATAGGGAAAAGGGACCTGGTATCTTTGTTCCATGTACTGTCGGTAGGCGCCATAGGCCACCCTCACAGAGTCGGGCACTCTGTGGATACCCCGAGCAGTCTCATAGCGATTTAGAGGGATCACCATGAGGGAGTTTGCGAATTGTTCCATCCGTAGAGCAGTGGATTTGAAGTCTGCGGACGCCACAAGGTTCTTCCCGATCAACACCTGTACCAACACTTCACCTGAGAGCATGAGGTCTTTCCGAAGAACCGGGATCAACCAAAGATAGTAAAGTGTGTATTCGACTGTAACGTGAAAGGCGTTGAGGTACTTGACGTCGGCGACGCTGAGGGCATGAGGACGAAGATCTTTGCCCCTCAGGCGGCCGAGGCCATCGTTATACAAACCTGTTCCCTCTCGATGGAGCGTGCCGGACTTGGTTTTGTACTTGTGGCGGACTGGGATGCCTACGTCCGTACCGCCCTCGCTCCGCAACAAGAGGATGTCCCGAATTGTGAAGAAAAGGAGGAAAGGAGGGCAAGTCGTCCAAAAGGTCCACCCAGGTATTATCAACCACAGGACTGCCAACACGGGAGACGTGAGGTAGAGCGAGTGGAACTCTGAGTGATGGACGAGGTAGGCTACGCCTCGTGTGACGGCGTAGAAAACCAGTGTCGCGAAAATCATTCGCAGAAGCTGTTGCCAAGGACCACCACCTTCGTGGTACTGATAGTCGATGTTGAGCATGGAGTACTCGGCTTCAACGAGTACCGCACCTTCGACTAGGTCCTTGTCCTCGGGCCCCTCGGGCTCGAGTGGTTCAGGGATATCTATGACGTGATCGTCCGATTCCCCGTGCTCCGGATCCTTGAAGGCATCCGGTCCGGAAGGCTCGCCGACCTGGATCTTTACTCCAGTTGCATCGGCAGCCTCGTCGCGAAGCATCGCGCAGGTCTCTTTGAGAGCATCGATCTCCCCGGCCCGCGCTGACGCTGCGTCTGCGGCCGACCGAGTGATCGCAGCAGCTGAAGCCGAGCCCCTGTTCTTGGGACCCTTCGTCTTCCACTGCTTCGAGTGACCTGAGTTTGGTGCTGGTTTCGCACCTGGCTTGGAGCCGGACGCATTGCTGCGACCCGTTTTCTTCCATTCTTGGCGAGTTTTCTTACCGGCGTTTCGAGGAGCGCGACTATCGCGTCGTCCCCGTACACCTGAAGTGGAAGGCTCGGAAGCCGAGAGACCTGAGGGCGGAACATTTTTCCTACGCAACGGTCCTGGTGGAGGCGCCACACCGATAGGCAATTGAGGGCTGTCCACCATTGTGGGCCCCCTCGCGTCCCGCTTGGGACCGGCTGGGACCCAGGTCTGGGCAGCATGCGGTGCGTGCGCTTGTCCCGCGGGGAGAGTACCAAAGCCGACGCCTGCGCCGTCGTCTTCGTCTCTCGCCTGCAGGAGGGGAGCTCGCTCGGATCTATCTCTTTCCCTTTGCATAATATTACGGGTTTCTGATCCATGCGAGTGAGTATTTACTTTATGATCTGCCGTGCCTGAAGTAAGTAACAAAACACGGTCAACGCTTCCTATTTAAATTCCGGTATTAAGATCCCTACGACTGTCAAATTAGAAGTAGGGCAGAAAACAAATGTGTGGCACCTCCTAGGCTGAGACACCAGGGAGTTTAATAGACACACACGCCGGGAAGACG